CGGTCGTCAAGGGGCGCGTCGCCGCGCTCCCGACCAGCGGCCAGGCCGAGGGGGACACGTACATTTTCACTGGCTCCGGCTCCAATCAGAACCGCCTAGCGCGCTGGTGGGCAACGGGCGCCACCACGGCAATTTGGGAGTACATGCCGCCACGGCTGGGCTGGCGTGTCCAGGTCGCAAACGAGACGACGCCGAGCGGCCAGGTCAAGACCTACGAGTATTCCGGCACGGCGTGGGTCGAGCTGGTGGGCGGTATGTCGGACGCGCCCAGCGACGGCAGCAACTACGCACGCAACAACGGGACGTGGGGGAAGCTGGGAACCGCTGCCGGAGCAGACCTCAACGGCATGCCGTTCCTCAATCTGATGCCCGATAGCGGGCGGTACGCAGGCAGTATCAACCCGCTAATCCTGCGATTCACTGAGGCTTTTTCCAGTACGTTCCTGACGCCATGGAATGGCGCGTCAATCGCTGACGGCGGAAAGTACATCTACGACAACACCACAAACGGCGGGACGGCTGGCAATCTGAATCAACGTGTCCAGGACTTACTGGTGGCGATGGGGCGGTCCAGTGGCAGCTTGGCGCGCTATGGCGTGGAGTTCTATACCGCTGTGCTGACCGCTGGCCCCAACGCAACGACCGGCTCTACGGGCGCCGACGGCACGACCCGTTATCTCCAGATGACGAACTCGTCGAGGGCGCTCTTCATCGCCAACGGCTGGTGTACTGCGGTTCTTTGGATACGCGCGGAGGCCGGATCGCTTCACTTCATGCCGGCAACGGCCCCGACGACTGACTACAAGATATGGCTGAATGGTGCGCCTGTACTGCCGGGGCAGGTGCTGACCCCGGCCGATGGATGGAAGCACGTCAGGATTTCCAAAAAGAGCGCGCAGGGCTACGACAACGGCTTCCCGTTCCTCTATATGTCGCTGGGCGCCAGTGCAGCTATGGCCTGTCCGGCATTCTTCGGCGGCTTGGTCGATCCCGGCATCCACGTCGCGCCTATTGCAACCGTCAACTCACAGAGCGCATGACAATGACGAAACGAGTTCTATTGAAAGGCGAGTTCTTCGCAGAGTGGGCCGGCTCGCTGGACGAGGCCGCCGCACTCGCTGGCGTCCCGGTCGGCGACCTGGCGTTCCATCCCGACGACCTCCTGGCCGAAGTCCAGGAGTTACGCCGCCAGGCCTATCGCACCGAGTCCGACCCGCTGCGCCTGGAGGCCGAGTTTGACGCCATAGCCGCTGGCACCGAGCCGGACCTGGAGGCATGGGTCGCGGCCGTGCAGGCGATCAAAGAACGCTATCCGCTCCCCCAGTCCTAAGCGTTTTGATAATTGTGACCAACGTCGCCTTTTTGCTACGGTCCCTAGCTGATGTGCGGAGTAGATAGGGATGTTGGTATGGACGAGGTGCTTAGACGGAGGCTGCGGGCGGAGCTGCTGGAGGTGGGGTTTCTCAACCAGTGCTGCCTTGATCTGATGGAAGCGATGGAGGCCGAGTTCAGCCTCACCGAGGACCAGCGCGAATGCATCGAGCAGCTCGGCCGATTCCTGCGGGAGGGCATCGGCAAGCTGACCGCTCTGTCTGAGCGGGTAGCCGATGGCGATATCGTCGTGCTGTGCTGATCTTTTGAAATTCTTTTGCCGCTGGCGAAACGGTTAGGGCGCGTCATTTATTGCGCAAATCCGCGCCAAATTTCGCGCCGCGCTACACCTTTGCCTGCACCCCATCGAAACGGGTCGAGGCCTCCCCCTCGCTCAGTACCTGGAATCAGCCTCGCATGAAAAGTCATCCCGATGCCGCCAGCCGTTCGGCGGCCGAGGTTGTCACGCAGCTACCCGTGCCGTCGCGGCTCGGGCTGCTGCGTTTCGAGCGGCTGAACGAGCCGAGCTGGGCACTGCTGTTCCTCGATCCTGCCTGCGAGCGCCAGCTCGGGCTGCCGGCGACTACCCTCTGCGCACTGCTCGATGCGCCTTACGCCAGCCTGATGGAACCCGAGGCCCGCCACCGCCTGCACGAGCAGATCCAGCAGCAACTGGTGAAGCGCCCGCACTACCAGGTGAGCTACAAGCTGCACACACCCAACGGCGTGCTGACCATGCTGGAGTTCGGCGAAGCCTTCCAGCAGCATGGCCGCCAGTTGCTGCACGGCTACCTGATGGTCGAGGAGCGAGCGGAGAGCGCCGAGCGCAGCGAACAGTTGCTCGACCTGGAATCGCAGAACCTGCGCCTGAAGGCGTCCCTGGACCTCTACCAGCGCTCCCAGGACGACCACCTGCAACACCTGCTGCGCTCGCGCACCCAGCAGAACCTGATCGTCCGCCTGGCCCGCCATCGCTACCTGTCCAGCGACCCGCTGCTGGAGGCCGCGCAACTGATCACCCAGGCCGCCTGCGAAGCCTACGGCACCGCGCGCGCCGGCATCTGGCGCCTGCTCGACGACCAGCGCCTGGAAGCGGTGACCGTCTACCGCCGCGACCTCGACCAGTACGAGAAGCCCCAGAGCATCGACGCCAGCCGCTACCCCGCCTACCTCGAGGCGGTACACAGCGGGCGCGCCATCGATGCCCACAACGCCCAGCGCGACCCACGCACCCAGGAACTCTACAAGGACTACCTGAAGCCGCTGGGAGTCAACGCCCTGCTCGACGCCACCATCCGCATCGGCGGCGAGGTGGTCGGCGTGCTGTGCCTGGAACACGCTGGCGAGAACCGCATGTGGCAGAGCGACGAGATCGCCTTCGCCGGGGAACTCGCCGACCAGTACGCGCAGGTCCTGATGAACCACGAGCGACGCAATGTCTCCAGCGCCCTGCACCTGTTCCAGCGCGCGGTGGAACAGAGCGCCAGCGCCTTCCTGCTGATCGACCGCGACGGCGTGGTGGAATACGTCAATCCGAGCTTCACTTCGATCACCCAGTACAGCGCCGACGAAGTGCGTAACCGACGCCTGTCCGAGCTTCCGGCGCTGGAGAACCTCAGCGAGCTGCTGTTCGACGCGCGTTCCGCGCTGACCCAGCAGAACAGCTGGCAGGGCGAGTTCCGCAGCCGCCGCAAGAACCACGAGCCTTACTGGGGCCAGTTGTCGCTGTCGAAGGTCTACGACGATCTCGGCGAGCTGACCCACTACATCGGCATCTACGAAGACATCACGCAGAACAAGCTGGCCCAGCAGCACATCGAGAAACTCGCCTACCGCGACAACCTCACCGGCCTGGCCAACCGGCACTATTTCATCGGCGCCCTCGAGGAACGCCTGGAAAGCAGCGGCGACCGCCCGCTCAGCCTGCTGCTGGTGGACATCGACAACTTCAAGCGGATCAATGACAGCCTCGGCCACCAGACCGGCGACAAGCTGCTGGTCAGCCTGGCCCGGCGCTTGCGCAGTTGCCTCGGCGACGGCGCCACCCTGGCGCGCTTCGCCAGCAACGAGTTCGCCGTGCTGCTCGACGACACCGCGGTGGAAAAGGGCGAAAGCATTGCCGCGCAGGTCCTGCACATGCTCGACAAGCCGCTGTTCGTCGACAACCAGTTGATCAACATCACCGGCTCCATCGGCCTGGCCAGCGCCCCGCAGCACGGCTGCGACCCGCAGACCCTGATGAAGTACGCCGGCCTGGCGCTGCACAAGGCCAAGGCCAACGGCAAGCACCAGGTCCAGGTGTTCACCGAGGCGCTGACCGCCGAGGCCAGCTACAAGCTGTTCGTCGAGAGCAACCTGCGCCGCGCCCTGGCGCAGAACGAACTGGCGGTGCACTACCAGCCCAAGCTGTGCCTGCGCAGCGGCCAGTTGCTCGGCCTGGAAGCCCTGCTGCGCTGGCAGCATCCGGAAAAAGGCATGATCCGCCCGGACCGCTTCATCAGCGTGGCCGAGGAAACCGGGCTGATCGTACCGATCGGCAAGTGGGTGATCCGCGAAGCCTGTCGCCAGGCCCGCGAGCTGGCCGAGGCCGGGCTGGGCGAGCTGCAGATCGCCATCAACCTGTCGCCCAAGCAGTTCACCGACCCGGACCTGGTCGGCTCGATCGCGGCGATCCTCCACGAAGAGAACATTCCGGCCAGCCAACTGGAACTGGAGCTCACCGAAAGCCTGCTGCTGGACGCCACCGACGATACCCGCCAGCAACTCGAACGCCTGAAGAGCCTCGGCCTGACCCTGGCGATGGACGACTTCGGCACCGGCTAC